ACGTAACAAACCTCTGGCGCCGGGCGCTCAGGCGCAGGAGCCAGAAGGATGATACGACCTGGACGAAAGCAAACAAACTGGCAGCCGCATGGCTACCAGGGGTTCGGGTTCTTCATCCATGGCCTGTGGAGCGGTTCACCGCCAGACACCCGAGGCAGGAGCCCGGTGCGTAAATCGCGCACGCCGGGATCTGTGCGGGGGGTATCCGGTAACGGGTATCCCTACCGCGACATCCATGTGAGGTGCTAACCATGAAAGTTGAAGTCACAATTGATAAACATAAAAAACTCCCTGATGGCGCCATACCTGCGCTTGAGCAAGAATTGCTGCGCCGCTTGTCCCAGTCTTATGATGACTGCAAATTAACTATTCGACGCACAAGCAACGATGGCCTTAGCGTTTTGGGCGGCGCTGATGGCGATAAAAAACGCGTTGAGCAAATTCTGCAAGAGACGTGGGAAAGCGCGGACGACTGGTTTTACTGATTCACCTTTTGGTGGCTGGCATTTCCCAAAGCATCGCAATAAGCGTGTCCCTTTGATGCTGTCACCGGACTTTTTTTTTGCGTCTGTATGTCGCTCAGGGGGTAGTGTGAGTGATGGTATTGAGGTTCCTACTAATCATTCCTGGTACGATGTTGTCAGGAGATCAGATGGCGCCATTATTTGTAGCTTCCCGGCCGAAGGAAGGCATCTGATTTACAGGGTTAATGGCATAATTTCAATGCGACCTTTATTGCCTGAAGAAGAAATTTTTACTCTAAACGGATTTATGAAATTTGCGGAACGACTTGGCTACCGAGTTCTCCCACCTTCTGATAATATGAAATCAACGGCCTGAACAACCGTTACCTACTGCGCCACGGAGAGAAGCCATGGCGCAATTGCACTTAATAAAACAATCTCAAGGTATCCTGATCCCCGCGACGCCGGAGACCAGTGATTTTCTGCAATCAAAATGCAAGCTCGGATCCGTTCTGGAAGCCGATTATAAGCTTGTCCGCAATCCGGCGTTTCACCGCCGTTATTTTGCTTTACTCAATCTCGGCTTTGAATATTGGGAACCTACCGGCGGGGCGATTTCGTCTAACGAGCGCAGGCTTATCACAGGTTACGCCAAATACCTTGCTGCATATGGCGGGAGTGAATCGGCGTTGCTTGATGCCGCCGGGCAATATCTCGACCGGATAGCTGAGAAGCGATCCGGCTATATCAGTATTTGCAAATCCTTCGATGCTTACCGGGCGTGGGTCATCGTTGAAGCCGGCCACTATGACGCCATACAGCTGCCGGACGGCACGCTGAAAAAACACCCTCGCAGCATTTCTTTCGCAAGCATGGACGAATGCGAGTTCCAGGAACTGTACAAAGCATCGCTGGATGTTCTCTGGCGGTGGATCCTCTCTCGTTCATTCAACAGCCTGCAGGAAGCTGAGAACGCCGCCAACCAGCTTTTAAGCTTCGCTGGGTGATGCCGATGAAACACTCATGGTTTCAGCATCCCGAATGCACTGCGGAGCAGGCAGAACAGTTGGTGTCCAGATATCAGGCGCGTGGCATCGTCACCGAGAAAAGCCTTAACCCGGATTATCTGAGCTGGACGGTCAGCGCCAGGCTGCCGGTTTGTGCTCGACCGGAGTATACGCCGCGATCACTTCGTCAACGGATTTGGGGGTAAGCATGGCTAATCTTCGCAAAGCGGCGCGCGGCCGCGAATGTCAGGTTCGTATCCCGGGCGTCTGCAACGGTAACCCTGAAACCACGGTATTGGCCCATATCCGCATTGCTGGATTGTGCGGGACCGGGATTAAGCCGCCTGATCTGATCGCCGCTATCGCCTGTTCATCCTGTCACGATGAAATAGACCGCCGCACGCGCCTGGTAGATGCGGAGTATGCGAAGGAGTGCGCGCTGGAGGGAATGGCCAGAACGCAGGTTATCTGGATGAAAGAGGGGCTGATAAAAGCATGAACCAATATCGAATTTCATTACCCTGGCCACCAAGCAACAACCGCTACTACCGGCATAACCGGGGGCGCACACACATCAGCGCGGAAGGGCAGGCATACCGCGACAGTGTCGCCAGAATCATCAAAGACTTGATGCTTGATATCGGCCTTTCCACGCCACTGAGAATCCGTATTGAGTGCCACATGCCGGATCGCCGGCGCCGTGACCTGGACAACCTGCAAAAAGCTGCATTCGACGCCCTGACGAAATCGGGTTTCTGGCTCGATGACCAGCAGGTTGACTACTACAGCGTGAAGAGAATGCCTGTCGTCAAAGGTGAGCGGCTTGAGCTAACCATTACCGAAATGGAGGCCGCATGAGCCGTGACGTTATCGAACGCATCCGCGACCGCTGGCAAAAGCTCCGCCTCCTGCGTAGCCGCGGCACCGTGCTGGTTGACTACAGAATATTACGCAATTTCGTCCGTATCTATAAGCGCCTGGGAGAAGAAGCATGACAGCTCAATACTTGGAATTTGTTCGCCAGCAGCTGATAGTGGCCACCGCCGATCTGAGCGGCGCGACGAAAGGGCAACTGGTGGCTTTCGCAGAAAATGCGCAATTCACCGCTACGGCGCGCAGCCGGGGAAGGAAGAAGGTTTATAGCGAAGTAAAGCAAAAAATGGTTAACCCGGATGGGCCGCCGATGAGCGGCAGCCAGTCCCGCGCTAAGGGTTCATCAATCGCTCTCGTTCTGCCCGTTGAATATTCGACGGCAAGTTGGCGACGGGCTCTGCTGTCGCTGGAAGACCACCAGAAAGCGTGGCTGCTGTGGAACTACAGCGATAATATCCGCTGGGAACATCAGGAGACGATCACCCGGTGGGCATGGGGGCAATTCAACGAAAAGCTGGCCGGCGTGCGCATTGCAAAGAAAACAGTCGATCGCCTGCGCCAACTTATCTGGCTGGCCGCGCAGGATGTCAAAGCCGAGCTGGCAGGGCGGGAGGCGTATGAATATCAGGCGCTGGCGGAGCTGGTTGGTGTAGCAAAGTCCACATGGACAGAAACCTACCTCCCTCATTGGCTGGCGCTGCGCAGCAGTTTTGTGAAGCTTGATAGCGACGCTCTCATATCGGTAACGCGATCACGTTCACAACAAAAGGCGACAAATTTAGATGTAAGTCTTGCAAAACCGAACTGAAAGGCATATATTTCATGTAAATCTGATATCGTCGCCATAGCTTCGATTGTCGACATACAAAGAATTCAAGCCCGAGGTTAACGCCTTGGGCTTTTTGCTTTCCGGCGACACGACAGGGGTATTCGCGAGATGCATTGCATCAGTACCCCTGTCACATCGTCGTAGAGCATTGAAACGAGTTTCATCAGATGTTAAATTTTTGGTGTGGTGAATCCCCCTATGCGGAGGGGCATTGCCAGTCTGATATGTTTTTTTGCGCATTGCGAGTCGTCTGTGGACTGGCGGCGACTTACCGGGAGGCACCCGGCACCACACCTAATAAAAAATGATGATAGCTGTAAGGCCCACTTCGGTGGGCTTTTTCTTTGGGCAAAAAAAAGCCCGCATGGTTTCATGCAGGCAAGGCAGTTACATTTAGATTTTGTCCCGGTATATGTTTTTTGTCCGGAAGTCGAAAGATACTGTCTCGAATACATTTTGTAAATAACGGATTCAAATCACAAGGCCATGCATTTGCATGGCTTTTTTATTATCAGGTCCCGCAGGAATCATCATCGACACGCTTCGTTGTTAAATCCAGCCTGACGGCCCTGACCCTTTTCAAACACACAGCTTCCCGATCTTCCATCGGAGGCGGTAACTATGGCTAAACGTATGCAAGACAAAGAGAGCATTGCCGGGATGTCCTGGCTGGTTCTGCTGATCATTGCTTGCTGGGGTGGACTTGTCCGCTACCTGATAGATGTGAAGCAGAGCAAGGCAACATGGAGCTTGATCAATGCTCTTGCCCAAATGGTGGTTTCAGGGTTTACCGGCGTTATTGCTGGCCTGGTGAGCATTGAAAGCGGACTGAGCATTTACATGATACTGGCCACTTCCGGAATTAGCGGGGCAATGGGTTCTGTTGCTTTGACCTATTTCTGGGAACGCATTACCGGAGTTAAGGCGTCATGACAGCAGATCAGATTATCGAGGGGATCCTCGGCAAGGAGGGTGGTTATGTCGATCATCCGTCGGATAAAGGCGGGCCGACCCGCTGGGGCATCACGCAGACCACCGCCCGTGCACATGGCTACACCGGTGATATGCGGAACCTGCCCAGGGAAACAGCAAAGCAAATCCTGCTGAGCGATTACTGGACCGGCCCCCGGTTTGACCAGGTGGCAGCTCTATCTACGTTACTGGCAGATGAGCTTTGCGACACTGGCGTGAACATGGGGCCATCTGTAGCCAGTAAGTTTTTCCAGCGCTGGCTGACCGCAATGAATATGCGCGGAAAGCTGTATCCCGATCTGATTCCGGATGGCGCCATTGGTCCCCGAACCATCACCGCGCTTAAGGGATACCTTTCCGCCCGCGGGAAAGAGGGTGAACAGGTTCTGTTGCGTGCGCTGAACTGCAGCCAGGGTGCCAGATACCTCGAACTGGCGGAGGGCCGCGAAGCCAACGAGGATTTTCTCTACGGCTGGGTTAAGGAGCGTGTCCTGTGAAGATGATCATTTTCGCTTTGCTTGTGCTGGTGGCTGTGCTCGTTCTGTTACTTCTGCGCAAATATACCCGGCTGGAGTTCGTAGGGCATGCCAGCTTGCTGCTGAAAACGTGGTCTGTAAAGCTGGGAGCTATCGGCGCGCTGGTTGGTGTATGGGCGCAGTCGTTCCCGGATGCTGCGCTGCACGCCTGGGCGGTGCTGTCGCCGGATATCAAAAACATCCTGCCGCCAAACATCGTTGCGTTGATTAGCCCTGCGCTGGTGGTGCTGGCCGTACTATCGCAATACGTACGCCAGCCAGCATTGAAAGAAAAGGCCGACGAACTGAAGGAGCAGCAATGAGCTTTGAAATTATCGCGGGACTGGTGGTCGTCATCCTGGGTGCTATTGCTGGCGCGTTCGGCATTGGTCATGCTCGCGGGGCCAGTAAGGCGAAAGCCAAAGCTGATCAGCAACGTACCGAAGAGAACGCCGCTGCTACTGTCGCCGCGGCAGAACGCCGTGCTGAAGTCACGAAAGGGGCCAGCGATGTACAGGAAGACGTTAAGCGTATGGGCGATGACGATGTTGATCGGGAGTTGCGCGAAAAGTTTACCCGCCCCGGTAGTCGTTGACACGGCCTGCAGCTGGGTGCGGATCATCTACCTGACTGACCACGATATCGATGTGTTGGATAAGCAGACCAAGCGTGACATCCTGGCGCACAACAAAGCAGTGCAGGCCAATTGCTCGCAGCTCACAGAGAAGGGTTCCAGGTAATTCAGCTACAAACGCAGAACACTTTAGGTATTGAAATTTACATGGCCACATGAACAAAAAATCAGAATACGAGACAACAGAGCGCTGAAAAATGAAAAGTTGGTATCTAAGTCAGGTGCATTAAGGCACTATGGATTTTCAATTCCTTCTATCTAAGAAGCTGCCCATGACAAGAAATTCACTCCCTCAACTTCCGCATGGTTATCGATACGGTGACGAGCACTCTATTCACCCTCATTGTGATGGGGATTATTTAGCTCCGCAGGGATATGTTATCAAGTCCGTTAACCTTGTAGATGGGGTGGTTATTTATGTGCCCATCCAACGCTACATCAAGCATCTAGATCTTTGGGTTAATGCCGAAGGAACTGTCGAATAAATTGTTAGTTACCGGCCTCGTTCGGGAGAGCTGAGAATTGCCATCAAAAGACCAGCAGAGATGCCTGGTGCTCTGGTTGAATGTTCCGGCAAGTTGAAAATGATTGGTTCAATGAGCTCTTTCGATATTTAAATGCTTTCGATAACTTAAATGAAGCTATCACCACGTTATCACTGCCAGCCAACACCAAAACGGCAGTGGTCAGTTAAAAAGCAGAAAAGCCTCTCCCGGGTGGCTCCTGAGAGATTTTAGTTTTCTAACTGGTACCAACCAAAGGTCGCATTTTTTATGCGACCTTTTTTATTGTGCGTAACAGGCATCCGTAAGGAAACCGTTCAGCTTGTACACACGGCAAAGATAAATGCAAAAGCATCACAGAGGCTATTTTGTCGAATGGCTTCGATAATACTCCCCACATCGCACAGAGGTAAGACATGTCAGAGATCACTGCATCCGAGCAAATCCGCCTGGATATAATCAAGAAAGTTAATTATGACACCGCAGCGGCCAAGCTGGCCATTGACTGGGTAGGCGACAGCTATCTGAAGTCTGAGCTATTCGCTGACTCTTTCGATCGTGTTTTCACGGAAAGTGAGATTGTCTCGAAGACCCGTAAGGCAATCCAGGAAGCGACCGAAGCGCTGGCGCTGTTTGATACTGCCGCTGAGAAAGTCAGCTAAGGCATTACAGCAGGCATTCATCGAGTGCCTGTGATAATGTTAAAGCTCCTGTATAAGGGGCAGTTGTATGATATCATGCAACGAAGCAACCAAGCTATGGAAAGTCCGGGTAATGGTTTGGAGTGAATGTGACGTTTAGCAGCGGTGGTATAAATGGCTACTTTTTCCTGTTGCTTAGTATGTGGCCAGTGCTAATGGTTTTATTCCTGGGATTGTCTCCTGCATTTTACGGTGTGTTAATGCCTAAAACGGCAATTGCTTGTCTGGTGATCGCTGCAGCCTTTGGCATTGGTGGGTGGTTCTATGGATTGTGATCTAAGTAACATTTGGTCAGGTTATAAACTGGTATCTGACCGCATTACAGCAGGTATTCATTGAGTGCCTGTGATAATGCCCGTCAGACAATGGACTGATATCATTGTCTGTTTCTCCCGGTGTATTTTGAAATACTCAATACTCTCATAACGTCTCTGCCTGCCAACATCAGAACGCCAGAGGTTAGTTAGCCGGATAGATGCACCTCTATCTGTTGGCTCCTGAGAGATTCTTTATACGCTGGTTGGTAGTGACCAAAGGCCGCATAATTTTGCGGCCTTTTTCATTTCTGTAAAATGAAAGTCCTCAGGCGGTTAACGATGCTCTGGACCATGGAAGTGATCTCCACCATGTCCGCCGCTATGAGGCCCAGGGGGAAGGATACATCCTGAAAGAGACAGCGCACCACAGATCACAAAAACAGCAAGCATAATTCTTTTCATAATAACTCCTGAACTAAAGAGCCTTAATTCCAAAACATAAAAGTGAATATTTTATGGAGAATCAGTAATTCCTTTTTCTCCCTCACGTTAAATAGGAATAATCCATGGCAAAACCGGACTGGGGCGAGCTTCAGCGACGGTTCCTGTCCGATCATGCCGCAACCGGCGTATCACCGAAGGATTGGTGTGAAGCGCAGGGACTGAATTACGCTACTGCCCGCCGATACATCAAGAAACCCACTGCGCAAACTGCGCAAAAACCTGCGCAGAAGAAACTGCGCACTGCGCAAAAGGAAAAGTGCGCAGAAGAGCTGGTGGATGATGATGGCCTCACCGATCAGCAACGTTTATTTGTCGCAGAATACCTGAAGGACCACAACGCCACGCAGGCCGCTATCCGTGCCGGGTACAGCAAGAAGACTGCTGAACAAATTGGCTATCAGCTGCTTCAGAAAACTTCAGTTGCGCAGGCCATTGCGCAGCAGCAGAAAGCATCCATTGTGCGCACGCTTGGCAGCGCTGATGAAGTGCTTGAGCAGATGTGGCGGCTGGCAACATTCGACGCCAACCAACTTTCTCAGTATCGCCGCGGGAGCTGCCGTTACTGCTGGGGCTTCGGTCACCAGTATCAATGGCGCGATGCTGTTGAGTTTGAAGAGAAGCTGGCTGAGGCTTTAGCGAAGAAAGGGAAAGAGCCATACGACAGAGGCGGCTACGGTTACGACCATACCAGCTCGCCTAACCCGAAATGTCCTCGCTGTAATGGTGATGGCATCGGCCAGCCTTTCTTCGCCGATACGCGCAATCTGGCGCCTGATGCTGCACTTGCCTATTCCGGCGTTAAGCTCGGAAAGAACGGTGTGGAGATAACCGCTATCAGCCGCGAACGAATGTTCGAGGCGGTGATGAAGCGTCTCGGACTGGCTGATAGTGAATTCGCCCAGCGTCTACAGCAGATTGAAATCGAGCGCCGGCAACTGGAGATCGACCAGCTTCGACAGGAGATAGCCCTGGATAAAAACCCGACGGGATTTGAAGAGGATTATCAACTTCAGCCAATAACTCCCGATGAGGAACCTCCAGATGATCCAATCCTCTAGCAGCGATGCTGTCAGCCTGACACCGAAACAGGCAAATATTTACGTCTGGGGATGGCAGCGCTCAGCGCGTTTCAGGGATGCTGTATGCGGTCGCCGGTTTGGCAAAACATTCCTGGGCAAAGCGGAAATGCGCAGGGCTGCCAGACTGGCGCAGAAATGGAAAGTCAGTGTAGAGGATGAAATCTGGTATTGCGCACCCACACAAAAACAGGCAAAGCGTGTTTTCTGGCGAAGGCTGAAACAATCCATACCTCCACACTGGCGGGCATCGAAGCCGAACGAGACAGAATTATCCATCACTCTTAAAAGCGGACACATAATGCGATGCGTCGGGTTGAATAACTACGATGATTTGCGTGGGTCTGGCTTATTTTTCGTGCTGGTGGATGAATGGGCTGATTGCCCGTATGCAGCATGGGAGGAAGTATTGCGCCCGATGCTGTCGACTTGTCGGTATATCGTAAATGGTGTGCAGTTTATAGGTGGACATGCTCTCCGGATTGGCACACCCAAGGGATTTAACCATTGCTATGATTCATGGCTTGCCGGACAGGACAACCGAGAGCCTGACCATAAAAGCTGGCTTTATACTTCGGTGGATGGTGGAAATGTTCCGCCAGAAGAACTGGAAGCAGCTCGCCGGCGAATGGATCCCAGAACGTTCAGGCAGGAATATGAAGCTTCGTTCGAAAACTATCAGGGCGTTGTCTATTACTGCTTTGATCGCCGTAAAAATCATACTGATGAAACCGTTAAACCAGGTGAAGCGCTGCATATCGGTATGGACTTTAACGTGGGGAAAATGGCGGCAGTGGTTTATGTGCTGCGTGATGGGCTTCCACGGGCTGTAGATGAGTTCATGGATGTATTTGATACTCCGGCAATGATTGAAGCTATTAAGACTCGGTACGAGGAAGGGAAGCACACAATCAATATCTATCCCGATGCTTCAGGGAAAAACAGGAAGTCCAGCAACGCCAGCGAGTCGGATATTTCTCTGCTCTATGATGCTGGATTCTCTGTGCTGGTTAATGACAGCAACCCGGCAGTAAGGGACCGGATAAACGCTGTCAACTCAATGCTATGCAATACCTACGGCGAGCGGAGGATGATGGTTAACACGGTAACTTGCCCGAAATTCACTCAGTGCCTGGAGCGACAGGTCTATAACGATAAAGGCGAGCCAGATAAGAAAGGCGGCTTTGACCACGGCAATGATGGCGGTGGTTATCCAATCGTGTACCTGTTCCCTGTCAACGCTACAGCGTTCGACATCACCCTCGATACGACATTCTGATATGGCCAATAATGATATTACTTACGTCCGCCCTGAGGTCAGGGCGGCGATGCCCGTGTGGAAAAAAATTCGTGACGTGTGCAAAGGGGCTGATGCTGTAAAGGCCGCCGGGAATGAATACCTCCCTTTTCTGGATCCGTCCGATAAGTCTGCACGCAATAAAAAGCGCAATGCTGATTACATTCAGCGCGCCGTTTTCTACGCGATAACGGGCAATACAAAGGTGGGTTTACTGGGGCTGGCATTCAGAAAAGACCCGACCATGACCGCGCCGGATAAACTGAATTATCTTCGTGATAACGCCGATGGTGCTGGTGCCAGCATTTATCAGCAGTCCCAGCAGGTTACAGAAAATATTCTGGAGGCCGCGCGCGAGGGGCTTTATACGGATTATGCAGCTGAGACCGACGAGGCGATCATCCTTCGTTATCAGGCAGAAAGCATCATTAACTGGCGCACCAAACGCATCAATGGACGTGATCAACTGGTGCTGGTGGTTTTACGCGAATGCATGGAAAAGGAAGATGGTTTTGCGTACGAGGATGAAATCCAGTATCGCGAACTTGCCCTGGAGGACGGCAAGTTTATCTGCAGGGTGTGGCGAAAGTCGGCCGATGCAGGGTCTTTTTCTGTCGATTCTGAGTATCACCCGAAGCCTAAAGGTGAGGATTTTTGGGATGAGATCCCCTTTACCTTCGTTGGTGCACAAAATAACGATCCCAGCATCGACGAGTCGCCTTTAGCCGCCCTCGTTGAAATTAACCTTGGCCATTATCGAAATTCGGCAGATTACGAAGACAGCGTATTTTTCTGCGGTCAGGTTCAGCCGGTGATTTCCGGGCTTGATACCGCCTGGCGTGACTGGCTGCAGGATAAGGGAATTCGTGTCGGTTCTCGTTCTCCATTCCTTCTGCCGAAGGAGGGGAGTTTTACCTATGCTCAGGCGCAACCAAACACCCTGGCTAAAGAGGCGATGGACAGTAAGCGTGATTATTCTGTTCAGCTTGGCGCCCGGCTTATCGAGCAGAACGGCGCGGTTAAAACCGCCACGCAATCCAGCGGCGAGCAAACCGCATCCACATCGGTGCTCGGCATTTGCGTTTCCAATGTCTCGGAGGCCTATACGCTGGCGCTCGGCTGGTGCGCCAGGTATCTCGGTATAAAAGGCGAGGAATACCGTTACAGCATCAATCAGGAGTTTATCGCCAAAGTCGCTGAATCCGGTATGGTAACGGCAATCGTCAATGCCTGGCAGTCCGGTGCGATTCGCGACACGGATATGGTCAGAGCTCTGCAGAGGCTTGACTTGATAGATCCTGCTGACGACCCTGAAACTGTCATTGACGCTATTCGTAACGGCGCGCCTAACCTGATTGGTGGCAATAATGGCAACGGCGAATGACAAACTGCAGGATGAATCCATAGCCCACGCTATATGGGTTAGTCGCTACAGCACCGGCGTTGCCAACAGGATGATAAAAGTCCTGAATGACAGCGACGCCGAACTTACCGCAAGGTTGCTGGTGGCTATTGATACGCTGGACGCTGAGAGCTTTACCGTTTCTAGGCTGGAAGCGTTACTGGTCAGTGTCAGGGCCATAAACAAGGATGCCATACAGTCCATGTATGCAGCCCTCTCTACCGATCTGCAGGAGCTGGCGAAGCATGAGGCCAGTTTTCAGATGAGCCTCTTCCAGTTTGCCATTCCCGACGATGTTCTGGCTCTTCATCCACTGGTTGGCATCTCCCCGGATGCAGTTTATGCCGCGGCGATGGCGCGTCCATTTCAGGGGCGGTTGCTAAGCGAATGGGCCAGCAACCTCGAAGCTGATCGTATGGCGCGCATATCCAATACGGTGCGGCAGGGTTTTCTCCTGGGCGATACGCATGAGCAGATCGCAAAAAAGGTTCGTGGACATGCTAACCGCGGCTACCAGGATGGTGCGCTGCAGATGAGCCGGGCCAATGCGGCCAGCATAGCGAAAACAGCAGTAGGGCATCTTGCATCAACAGCAAGACAAAGCTTTGCGTCGGCGAACGACGACATTCTGAAGGGTAAGCAGTGGTTATCCACTTTGGATAACCGGACATCAAAGGATTGTCGGATCCGCGACCGCCTCAAGTACACGCTGGATAACAAACCGATAGGGCACAAGGTGCCTTATTTGCAGGGACCGGGGAAAATCCACTTTTGCTGTCGTAGCACCGAAACATACATACTGAAATCGTCCGAGGAATTGGGTATCAAAGTCGGCGAAATCAAGGACAGCTCGCGCGCCAGTATGGATGGACAGGTTCCGGCTGATACGACTTACCAGGACTGGTTCTCCCGGCAGTCGTTCACGCGACAAGCTGAGATTGTCGGAGAAACGCGCGCCAGGCTGATTCGTGATGGCGGCATGTCTCTTGATGAGTTCTACAACGACAGGGGCGAGTGGCTGACGCTGGACCAGTTGCGCTCAAAGGATGAGCAGGCATTCAGAAACGCCAGGCTTTAACTAACATATCTTATTCAATCAGGCTGCCTTCGGGCGGCCTTTTTTATTGGGCCAGGCCCACAGTAACTATCCCAAGGGGACAACATGCTTATTCGTAACATGCTCATTAAATATTATTCGGCAGCTGGTGGTGAAGGTGGTGATGGCGGTGGCTCCGGTAGTGGTGCGCCCGAGATTACGCCGGAAATCCAAAAGCTGATCGATGAGCAGGTCAGTGCTCAGGTTTCAGGCCTGAAAAATAAAAATAGTGAGTTACTCGGTAAGCTCAAAGAGTCCACTGAGTCGCTTAAGCGTTTTGAAGGTATCGATCCTGACGCGGTGAAAACTATTCTCCAGCGTTTCTCTGATGATGAAGAGGCGCAACTGATCGCCGCCGGGAAAATTGACGAGGTACTGGATAAACGCACTGAGCGGCTACGTGCTGATGTTGATAAGCAAATCAAAGCCGCTAATGAACGCGCTGAAAAGGCGGAAGCGTTCTCCAACAAATTCCGTGATCGTGTCCTGGGTGATGCTATCCGCAGCGCAGCGCTCAAGGCTGGCGCGCTGCCAGAAGCATCCGACGATCTGATTCTTCGTGCTAAAGGCACATTCCAGCTCAACGACGAAGGCGAGGCCGTAGCAGTTGATGCAAATGGCGATGTTCTGTTCGGTAAAGACGGCAAAACTCCGCTCACCCCGGTTGAGTGGGCTGAATCTCTGAAAGAGACGGCCCCGCACTTGTTCCCGCGCGCCGAAGGCTCCGGGGCTGGTGGTCATAAACCCGCTGGCGGTGGCGGTAGTCTGAAACGTTCAGAAATGAGCTCAAGCGACAAAGCGGACTACATCCGCAAACATGGCCAGCAGGCCTATCTCAAATTGCCTAAGTAAGGACTAATCAATGCCTACGACCGTAAACAGTGACCTGATTATCTATGACGACCTCGCGCAGACTGCGTTTCTTGAGCGTCGCCAGGATAATCTGGAAGTCTTCAACGCCGCTTCAAACGGCGCAATCATTCTCGACAACGAACTGATCGAGGGTGATTTTCGCAAGCGCACCTTCTATAAAGTTGGTGGTTCTATCGAATCGCGCAACGTTAACTCCACCGACCCGGTAACGGGTAAAAAAATCGGTGCCGGTGAATCTGTCAGCGTTAAGGCGCCGTGGAAATACGGCCCGTATGAAACCACGGAGGAGGCGTTTAAACGTCGGGGTCGCGACGTTAGCGAATTCTCCGAGGTGATCGGCGTCGACGTCGCTGATGCAACGATTGAAGGTTATATCAAGTATGCCCTACAGGGTCTTGTTGCAGCCATTGGCGCAAATGCTGACATGACGGTATCCGCGGATATTGCCACTGATGGTAAGAAAACGCTGACCCGTGGCCTGCGTAAATACGGCGATAAATTTAACCGTGTTGCGCTGTTCGTTATGCATTCCACGACCTATTTCGACATTGTTGATCAGGCTATCGACAACAAAATTTACGAAGAAGCTGGCGTGGTGGTTTATGGCGGACAGCCAGGCACGTTGGGTAAACCGGTGCTGGTAACTGACACCATGCCAGTTGATGCGATTCTGGGGCTGGTGGCCGGCGCGGTATCCGTAACGGAATCACAGGCTCCGGGCTTCCGTTCCTACGATATCAACGACCAGGAAAACCTTGCCATTGGCTATCGCGCAGAGGGCACGGTTAACGTTGAACTGCTGGGATACAGCTGGGATGAGACGAAGGGCGCTAACCCTGACCTGACCAAAATCGGCACCGGCGCGAACTGGAAGAAACATTTCACCAGTAACAAATCCACTGCAGGCGTACTGATTAAGCTGGAAGCCCCTGCGGGGGAGTAACCCTGTCAGTGGATAAAACTTCCGCAACTGCTGACAGTACCGACGCGGTGACCGTTTCGCTCAAGTACACCAGAAATGGTGCAGGAGTCTCCGGGGCATCTGTGGCGTGGACGTCTACAGGCGGCACACTCAGTGCTTCGACGTCACAGACAGGGTCTGCTGGTGGCTCGACGGTGAAACTCACCTCTGCTACGGCCGGCTCCTTCACGGTGACGGCTACCGTTGACGGCGTGGTGAAAACAACTGAAGCGATCGCGTTCACTGCTCCAGCGGGTGGTTAACTGACGGGGCGAAAGCCCCGTTTCTTTTGGTGAGGATCCGATGACCGTTTATATAACAATCCAGGACGTTGACGAGTTGCTGGGGGATACCTGGGCTGCCGCCGACAAAAAGGTTAAAGCCGTGCTCCAGGCAAACACCTGGATGACGGCGCTTAACCTTCAGGATATCGACCCGGAGCATATTCCTGAAGAAGTTAAGCAAGCCGGAGCGTTTATCGCTTCCGTAGCCGCTGCAGGCAATCTGTATCAGCAAAAAACAGATTCCGGCGTGGTGACGAGCAAAAGCGTTGAGGCCGACGATGTGAAGGTTTCCCACACTTTTGCCGAGCTTTCAACCACCAGCACTGAATTACTCGATCCTGATTTGCAGCTGGCGCTGGATATGCTCAAACCGTGGATGATTAACCCTTTCCAGACGTTCTTTGTGAGGGCGTGATATGTCCGATTTGAAGGTGGTCCCATTTCAAAAGCCCAGCCATCACAGCCTCGATAACGACCAGGTTATTCGCCTGCTGAAACAGGCTCTGGAGCGAGCCGAAAACGGCGGCTGCCACAGTGTCGCAGTGATACTGCTTGATGATGAGGGTAACGCGATTGATTGCTGGCATAACGGTGGACGCCCCTATGTGATGGTTGGCGCTATGGAGTCGCTTAAAACCGACTTTATCCATGCTCATATTGAGCGGCGGTAAGGGGGTAACATGCAAAATCCATATGTGCATTATGCCGGCGACGGGCTCGGCCCCCGCGATGTGTTTGTGAATGGAAACCCGATCAGACATGTCGTTTACGCAAACCAGGCAAAGGGTGTTGTAGAGTTTGCTCCGCTCCCGCTGCGGGTTAAGCGCAATGGCGAAATTTATACCCGCAAACTCCACGGTACAGTGATCGTTAAACCTCAGCAGCGTACTGGTGGGTGCAATGGGCATTCGTGACGAGCTGCAAACCGAAGTCGCCGCGGCATTCGATACCGACCTGCAGGATGCCGTTAAGGATTTCACTGGGTCATATACCGTTCGGGGGGCCTGGGACCCGGTGACGGAAACCGGCACTGAAACGCAGGTGACTTACTCGGGGCGTGGAGTGCTGGCGCGCTATAAGCTGCGCCGTATCGATGGCGTTAACATTCTGCATGGTGATGTGAAGCTAACCGCACTGGTTAACGAGGTGACTGATAAGCCGGCCGTCGGGCATATCATCACCGCACCGGATCCGGTTACGGGTGAGCTTCAGCGCTACGAGGTCATTACCGCTTCTGCCGACTCTGCTGGCGCTGCGTACTCCATTCAACTGCGGAGGGCGTGATATGGCTAAGGGCTGGAACATTGACCCGGCGGCATTCGCCGGGCTGGTGGCAGAAGATGTCAAACTACGCCAGCGGGCAATCGCCATTCAGTTGCTGAATGAAATCGTTCAGCGGTCGCCGGTAGGAAACCCGGAGCTGTGGGCCATTAACGCGACCGCGGTTCAGTACAACAAAGCTGTTGGGGAATGGAACGAATCTCTTTATGCCGATCCTGCCAACCTAACAAAGACAGGCCGTCTCAGAAAGAAAGTCCGTGTTAATGACAGCATGGATATCAGGCGGCCGGCTGAGTATCGCGCAGGAACCTTCAGGGCATCGCATTTTGTCAGCATCGGCGAACCTAATCATTCCGTCCCGACCGAACCGGATCCGCGCGGGACAATGACGTTTCTTAATGGCAAAAATATTATTGACCAGGCGCCAGCCTACTCGGTGATTTACATCCAGTCGAACCTGCCTTACTCCGTGCCTCTGGAGAATGGCCACTCAACACAGGCGCCGACAGGCGTCTATGCCGTCTCGTTTAATGGTGTAATTCAGGCCTACAAATGACCCTTACAGAAATCAGAAACGCTGTCATTTCCCGAATGGCGGCACAGACCGCTATTGCCTCTGATGCGGTGGATTATCCCAATGGCCCGGTATTTGACCCCAGTAACCGCGATATCTGGGCCCGACTAACCAACATTGCTGGGCAGGCTGGCGCAACCGAGATCGGGGACGGGCCGGTAGTCCACAGGACGGGCTTACTCATCATTCAGCTGTTTGTTCCGGTCGGTTCCGGGACGTTGCTTATCTCCCGAACGGCCGACCAGCTAACGGAGCTATTCGAGTTTAAGGACGACGGAAAGCTGAGTTATTTCGCTGTTTCTGCTGTGCCGGCGGGTGAGACCGATGGCTGGTTACAGCTCAATCTTCAAATTCCTTATCGCGCTCTGTAGCGCACAAAAAACAGGAGGCTCCTGTGAGCTCAGGTGCAAAAGTAGTAGCCGCGTTTATTCGCGAGACAACGCCAGGAATCACGCCTACAGCAGGGGCGTGGAACCTGCTGCGTCGTTCTTCATTTGGTCTGAAACCAACGCAGAACACCAACGACAATGACGAAATCGCTGGTGACCGCATGGCGCAAGGTGTTTCACGCGGCACAGTGGATGTCGGCGGCGATGTCGGCACGCGGTTTCGCTGGAACCAGCATGATGATTTTCTTGCCAGCTGCTTCGGTTCCGAATGGCTAAATAACGTGCTGACGATGGGTAATGGTCGCATTACGTTCTCCGTGGCGACTTTTGCCAGTGATGTGGGGATCGCCCATATTGCCCGCGGTTGCCAGGTTGGCACCTTCCAGATGGAAATCCCGGCCGATGGTGATATCACTGCAACCATTACGTTTGCAGGGCTGGACTGGGAGACGAAGGGTGACGATACCAGCTATTTCACCGCGCCAGTGGATTTAGCGGGGGCGCTGCGTTACTCCTTCAAGGAGGTCACGAACATCCGGCTAAATGGTGTTGATGGCGGGACAGGTTTCTGCGTCGACACCTTCAACATCCAGTTCAACAACAATATGCAGACTCAGCGCTGCATCGGTACCGGTTCGGCATTCGCCGGCGCCAACATTCCGACAACCTTTACCCCGTCAGGTCAAATCACGCTGTCATGGTCAAAGGCAGCCTGGGAGGTTTACAAAAAAACGTTCACCGGCGAAACGGTGCCGTTTAGCTTCACCCTGGAGAATGCTGAAGGCGCCTATACCTTCGATTTCCCGGAAGTGCAGATCTCCGGCGACTGGCCGGATGCGGGGAGCACTGACATTGTTCAGGTTCAGCTGGATATCACCGCGGCCAATACTCCGCCGACGGTTACGCGCGTGCCTAAAGTGCCGGCGACGGCAATCAGTGTTGCGCCAGCCACTTCAACTGGGGCCGTGGGATCTACTGTGACGTTAACCGCCACGCTTACGCCAGCTGATTCAACTGATACCGTCCAGTGGACGTCATCGGATCCGACTATCGCCAGCGTGGTTTCTACCGGGCAGAAAACAGCGAAAGTCACACGTAACGCAGCCGGTACTGCAACCATCACCGGTAAGGCCCGCACCTTTACCGCAACGTCTGAAATCACCGTTACCGCGCCTTAATTTACCTGGCCCGTTCTGCAGTCATCGCGGATCGGGCTTTTTTGGGAGTCTTTATGCTGATTATTTCTTCTCAAATTGATTTGAACGGAGAACGCTGGTTTTTCCCTTACAAAAAGCCAGCAGGAAGTAAAAAGAAATTCACGCCGGAAGACGAGGCGCTGTTTAAACTCCGTCTGCTGGTGGCCAGTAGCGAGAATCCACAATACCGCTCACGCAATGCGCTGGTGCGGCGCCATATCGACAAAATGGACGCGAGCTACCAGGTCGGTACGGATGCTTTCGATCTCGCCAGTGTGGGCGAGATTGACTCGGTTGATGATCTTCTCATTGACAATTGCGCGCGCTTTCTTCTGAAAGATTGGGAAGGCGTGGGGGAGTTGGTGGATGGTACGGAGACGGCGGTAGCGTATACACCGGAGCGTGGTGTTGCGTTACTGAAGCAAAACCCCTCTCTGTACTGGCTTATTCTGGCTGAGGCGGCGAATATTGCTCAGGCTAAGGAGCAGCAGACTCAGGAAACCGTAAAAAAGCCATAGAGGCCCAAAAGTGGCTAAAGGAATTCGCCGGCGAGCAGGGCGAGAAAGCAAAGTGGCGCAGGGAGAAACTAAATCTCCCGCCCATTCCGGAGCCTGAAATCGATGCAGTCACTGGGGAGATCCTCAACGCTTACGCCATGATATCGCGCGGCAGGAAGTATGCCGGCATGGCCGGAGTGCCGCTCCCTCTATCCCTGAACGATATCGAGCTTTACCTGGCATCGCGCACCATCCTGATCGACCGCATTGAATTTGATGCAGCGATACTGGCCCTTGATGATGCCTGGAGGGATGAGTGGGCAGAGGCACAGAAACGTGCAGCAGATAAGAAAGGAAGCAACTGACCTACCATTAATGGTGGTCCATGCTCCTGAAAGTCGATGATAGGATGTTTCTGATTGCAATCAAAGGAAACATATAATGAAAAAAGTCATCGCTTTGGCGCTTGGAGCGCTGTTACTTTCTGGTTGTACAGTACGTGTTGCAGATTTGACTGTGGCGAGTACTAAAAATTACAACCTCAATGGGGGTAAGTTCTACAAAGGGAAACGTGTAACAGCAGAAGATAGCTATCCGGTTATCATCTTCCCTCTTGGCATCCCGAACGTTAAAACAGCCGCTGATCGAGCGATTGAAAAAGATCGCTGTGCAGTTGGTCTGTCTGACGTAGTTGTCACTCAACTTAACCACTCCTTCCTGTTCGGTAAGATTGGTCTGCGTGTTGAGGGTAATCTTGTGATTGACCGCAGCCTGCCGGGTTGTGAGAACGCAAGCTGATTGATAAAGCCACCATCGGGTGGCTTTTTAATTGATGGGGTAGACAAGTGAAGATTATTGGATACTTAGCGATTGTAATAGGGGTGATCTTTGCTGTATCGGCGCTATTTATGGATGTGACAGTAGCGACAAGCGGTGGCTATAGGGTTAACAATCTTGGATTAATGTCATCGCGCCAAAATTACATGATATTTGGAGGTTTCGTAGCCATCGCAGGTATCATTATTGCTCTGGTGGGAGATAAGCTAAAAGCGTCCGGAACTTTAGTCAAATGCCCTTACTGCGCAGAATTAATAAATTCCGAAGCGGTGAAGTGCAAGCATTGCGGGAGTGATGTAACTCCTTCGAAGATAATAGCTAACACTGACAATACTGGAGCTAGTGATAGGCTGGCTGATGTCAATGTAAAGTTAATCGCTGGAATTGCAATTACTGTCTTTGCGGTGATTATCGTAGCAATAATGTTTTACCGCCAATGAAGTAAAGACCCGACAGTTTCAAAAAGTTCCAACCTCGCTTTGGCGGGGTTTTTTATTGCCCGGAGAAAAGCACGTGACAGAACAAACCTCCCGCCTGGCCATTATTATTGACAGCTCTGGGGCAGAAAAGCAGGCTGACAATCTCGCAACTGCACTTGTAAAAATGACGCAGGCAGGTGAACGTGCTGCCACCAGTGCAGGGAAAGTGACAAAGGCCACTGATGAAGAAAAACAGTCCCTTTCTGAACTTTTAGATCGTATCGACCCGGTAAACGCCGCCCTGAACAAACTGGATAAACAACAGCAGGATCTTGCGAAATTCAAATCCAAGGGGATGGTAGATACCGATACATTCGATCTTTATTCAAAGAAAATTGAGGAAACACGAAACAGACTAACAGGATTTCGCGACGACCTTGGTAAAACCGGCCAATCCGCCACCCAGACTGCCTATGCCATACGCATGATCCCGGCTCAGATGACAGATATTGTTGTCGGCTTATCCACCGGTCAGTCTCCGTTTATGGTGCTGATGCAGCAGGGCGGGCAGTTGAAAGATATGTTCGGGGGTATTATTCCTGCAATTAAAGGTGTATCCACCTACGTCATGGGGTTGGTAAATCCATTTACAGTAACTGCGGGGGCAGTTGGTCTTCTCACTTATGCTGTTTATCAAAATCGGCTGGACATTGAAGCGGCAACAAAAATTGCTACAGAGTCGCTTGGCACTAACGGTGATGCTGCCGAGCGTCTTGCACTTAATATGGTTGCGATATCCGATAAGACGGGGCTGGCGATCGATGACGTCGGTAATATGTTTATCACTACGAATGACGGTGCCAGCGAGGCAGTAAATAAATTAATTGATGTGGGGTTTAGTTACGATGAAGCACGACAAAAAGTCTCACAATATAAAGATTCGGCTAATTTTACGGCTCTGAATGCAGATATTGATATGCATCGTCGAGAGATCCTGAAAATAGGCGACTCATGGACGGCTGCGGCTATAAAGGTCAAAAATTATTACACAGCAGCCGACAAAGGTAAGCAGAATGTTGCCCTTGGTGGTGCAATAGACCCCACAATGAGATTTATCGGCCAGGCTATCGACCTGCAATCAACGATGAATGTTTTGACCATTCAGGGTAATAAAGCTGTTGCAGAGTCTGTTGACTGGATTAATAAGGAGTATCTGGCGGCAGACAGAGTTGCCGGTGCAGAAGCTCGGTTAAAGGAGGCAAGAGAGCAGTCCAGAAAAATTGCTTTCTCAGGAAATAAAGAAGCCATCGAACAGGCAAATGCGCTAATTGCTGTACGAGAAAAGGAACTTGAGCAGGCTAAAAAGGCTGGACAGCCTAAGACCCACAAAGGAAAAGCCTATACAGAGGACGCGGCAACCCGGCTGCTTGATCAAATAAACCAGCAGACAGCTGCCTTGCAGTCACAACTGGATGCCAGTGACAAGCTTAACAGCGCAACCCAGGCACGTGTTAAGTTCGAACAGCAAATTACTGACCTCAAGTCTAAAACGCAGCTCACCGCTGACCAGAAATCGATCCTTTCCCGTTCAGATGAAATCCTCAAGGCGTATAAGCAGCAGGAGGCACTGCAAAACTCCGTAAAAACCCTGGACGATTACCGGAAAATGCAGGAACAGGTAAAGACGAAGGATGAGCGGACCAACGATCTGCTTAAAACCCGTCTTGAACTTCTGGAGAAGGTCAAAGCAACCGGGCAACTAAAGCCCGGTGAATATGAAAAAACACGGGCAGATATTTATCAAAATACCGATATGCAACTGCCCTCGACGGTTCGTAATGTTGTAGGAAACCTGACACCCACAGGAGGGCGACTCTCTGGAACTTTTGAGGGGATGCAGGGGCAAATCAATGAATATGACCAGGCTCAGCAAGAGCTCCAGCGCTGGCTGGCAGCTCAGGAGGAAGCTTATGCGAAGGCCGGCGAAATAACTGCCGAGGGTGAGGCCAGAATGACCTCGATTCGTCAGCGTGCAGCGGATGCAAATCAGGTCATAGAGGCTCAGAAAAACACCATCATATCTGCGGCCACGCAGTCCTTGTTTGACAGTACCGCCGACATCATGCGAACGGGGTTTGGTGAGCAATCGGCAATCTACAAGGTCGCTTTTGCTGCGAGCAAAGCATTCGCTATCGCGGACTCGATGGTGAAAATCCAGCAGGCTATAGCAAGCGGGGCAGTAAGCGCGCCTTATCCGGCCAACATCATCGCTATGGCCTCAATCGCTGCGCAGACCGCCAGTATCGTCTCAAATATTCAGGCTGTTTCAGGCGTTGGCTTCGCCTCCGGGGGTTACACCGGCCCCGGTGGTAAGTATCAGCCAGCGGGTATTGTTCACAAAGGAGAGTACGTCTTCGACCAGGCATCAACGAACCGGATCGGCGTGTCTCAGCTTGAGGCACTTCGAAATGGCCAACCGCTTGATGCAACTCTGGGCCGCACAGGGTTTGGTACTGGTGTTCAGAACGTTAACAGCGATAACCGTAGGCAAACAACTGTACACGCGCCGATTAATCAGGAGTTTCATCTCCAGGGTATTACTCCGGAGCAGTTGAGCGCTACACTCAATCAGAATAATCGACAGCTTTCCAGGCAGTTAAAAGGTGAACTCACAAAGGAGGTTACCATGCCACAAGGAGCTTTTGGCAACGCTCTAAAAGGAAACTATACACGACACGGTCCTAGGTAAGCTAAACTGCATTAGCTGAGACTTGATTAGGTAGGTAAGTCTAACAATCTGAGTAGGTGCAAGAAAACACAAGGATCTTATTAATGGAAGCGTTGTTAACATTTACATTTAAAGACTTTATAGCTTTTATGATTCCTCTTTTTATTGGCGGACTTATCTTCAATAGGAGACGTAAACGTAAGGAAGTCCGAGTGAAGTTTTCATTTCTTTGGCTTGTTTTGATAGTCGGTGGAATTCTTGAAATATGCGATGATATCTACACAACTTATTCCTATAGGCATAATCACTTATATAATAATGATACGCTTACAACCGTGTTTAACTATGATTTTGCAAAAATTGTTTTTTGTGGGGTTTTGATTTTTGTTTCTATTGCGCTTCTTCTTCAGGAGTTGCTTTTAAATAAGCAGTCACATTGAAGAATATTGCCTGTCGGCACATTGCCCTTTTTATTTTGATATGGGGCTGTGCCGAAACAATGTAAGCTCAAATTAAAGTCAATAAAATTAGTGTATTGATAATGCTGTGTTTTTGATTTTTTTTAGCTCTTGAGATGAGTTGATAAATATATCGCCTTGTGTGTTTGTGTCGGTTTAAAAAGATTTTTTTCTTCGTTAATCTGAACCAAAAAATCAGAGTTTTCTTCGATTCCATCGTGCTTTATTCTGAAATGAATACCCTCCTGAGGTTAATGGTGAAATTTTATTCGAGATACTTTTTCGGGAGACTGCATGACTGATATCTACTACCCACATGACAGCCTCCCTATGCCATTACAGGAAGGATACGGATTTCAGCCTGTAAGCCCGTTAAAACGAACCCAGTTAACCACCGGTCGCGCGAGGCAAAGGCGAGCTTATACGTCCACACCGACGCAGGCCAGCATCACCTGGTTTATGGAAACCGATGCGCAGGGCCTGGCGTTTGAGTCCTGGTTCCGTGATGCGTTATCTGACGGGGCTGCATGGTTCATGATGAAGCTGCAGACGCCGGCAGGCATTAAGTTTTACAAATGCCGCTTTACAGATATTTATCAGGGACCGGTACTGGTGGCCCCGATTTACTGGAAGTACACAGCGACGCTTGAATTATGGGAACGCCCCCTTGCTCCTGCCCCATGGGGTAATTACCCGGAATGGATCGTCGGCAGCTCACTGCTGGATATTGCGCTGAATAAGGAGTGGCCCAAGGCTTGATTAAAACCGTTTCACCTTCATAATCACTTGTGTCAATTTGTGGGAAAGTCCTTCATGCCGCTCCGTAGCCGGAGCGTGAAATAAAGCGCGGAATAGCGATCCTGCCGGTGAGGGTACACCCACATTCGACACCAATTTTTAAGGTCACCTTCGGGTGGCCTTTTTTATTGGGTAAAAATCATGACAAGACTCAACCGCCTCTACGCCAGCAGCGGATCGGAGGTGATCATTGAAACGCTGCAGATCACCATTGGCTCTGACGTCCATTATCTGTGCCAGGGTTACGAGAACATCACGGCAACGACGGAGAACGGCGATACCGTAACGTTTACCGCCTGCGCAATAGACATTGCGCTGCCGGCGCGTAATGCGGACGGCACGCAGGACCTCAAATTTGCCCTGTGCAATATCGATGGTGTTGTGTCCACGGCGATCCGCTATGCGCTTGCTAACCGTCTGTCTGCATTGCTGACGTACCGGCGTTATATCTCCACGGATTTATCGGCCCCTGCGGAAGTGCCGTATACGCTGAAAATCAAGTCTGGTTACTGGACGGCGACAGAGGCGCAGATTACCGCGGGTTATATGAATATCCTCGATACCGCCTGGCCACGTTACCGCTACACGCTACCTGTATTCCCCGGACTGCGTTATATCAGCTAAGGAATCCCAATGTTTAACCCTGATAAATACCGTTCAGTCACCTGGCTGAAGGGCGGGCGCGTATACCCGCAACTCGACTGTTTCGGCATTGTGAACGAGATACGCCGCGACCTGAATTTACCCGTCTGGCCCGATTTTGCAGGGGTCACCAAAGACGACGGCGGCCTCGACCGGGAAGCGCGCAGGATGATGCTTACCCTTGAGCGCTGCGAACCCTGCGAAGGGGCCGGGGTGGCCTGTTATTCCGGGTCGACTGTCAACCACGTAGGGATCGTGGTCAGTATCGATGGTCTGTTGCATGTGGCGGAATGCAACCCGGGTACGAACGTCACCTTTCTGCCGTTGCCGCGGTTTAAGCGCCGATTTGTCAAAGTGGAGTTCTGGCAATGACCATTCGTTTTTACCCGTCCCGGCTTCCCGGTGAACCACTCGAAACGCATGAGCATGGTGTAACCAGTATTCGCAGCTGGCTGGTGGCAAATGTTGAAGGCTACGAGGATCGGGATGTCCCACCGCTGACCGTTGAGGTTGAGGGGCTGTTAATTCCGCCGGGCGAGTGGGCTAAGTGTGTGATTCGCCCTGATAGTGATGTCAGGCTTTATCCGGTTCCCTTCGGGCTGGAGGCCGCCACAATCGCGTGGATCGGCGTCGGTATCTCCGTTGCCGCTGCAGCCTATTCGCTGTTTATGATGAGCAACATCGATACGGGCGGCTATACCTCATCCACAGGGCGGAGTCTCGACCTGAACCCGGCAAAGGCAAATACGGCAAAACTCGGTGATGCCATTCGTGAGGTGTTTGGCCGGGTGCGTATCTACCCTGATTATGTGGTCCAGCCTGTGACCCGGTTTGATGCCGCCGATCCTACGAAAATGCGCGTCCAGATGCTGCTGTGTCTCGGTGTCGGTGATCTGATTTATACCAATGGCGATATCAGGGTTGGCAGTACGCCAGCTTCAACGCTACCGGGATTCAGCAGCACCCATTACCCGCCAGGCGCGGACGTTTCCGGTGATGAGCGCAGCGAAAACTGGGTCAACTCCACCGAAGTGGGCGGGACGTCATCCGGCACCGGGCTGGATATGGCCCAGACGTCGCCGGACGCAGACGACATTATCGCAGCCAGCATGACCGTCTCCGGATCGAGCGTGACGTTTACGGGGCTGGATACGGATGATGATGACGATAATGACGAGAACGATAACGCACTGCCGCCCAGCTGGGTCGCTGGCGCCGTGGTCGAACTTAAAGCCCCGGCGAACTACCAGATCACCACGGCGGCCGGATACAGCGTTATCGCAAGCCCGCTGCTGACGGAGATCGCGCCGGTAGTAGGTATGCCGGTGACGCTGGGGTTTAACTCTGTCGATTACGATCTGTTTATCGCGTCATATACCCCCGGTCAGGCTGCAGTGCCCGGCGCCGGGGGGAGTGCGGCAAAACTCCAGGCCAGTGCGGCCCCGACCACCTACGATTTTTCGACCAGCTCCAGCACGTTCACGATCACCTGGCAGGGGGTTACCTACCCGGTGTCGCTGGTGGCTAACTACGTCTCTATGTCGGGACTGCTGGCGGCCATCACTGAGGGACTCACTGGCTCCGGCCTGGTTGCGCAGGACAACGGCGGAACTGTACTGATAACCGAGTCGGCCAGTCCGTTCGCGGGTGGGGCGATCACGTCCTCTTCACTGCCTGCAGCTGTTTTCGGTGATGCCCCGGTTTACACCTCCGGCACGGCATCAACCGGCGGCAGCCCGGCGGTAACGGCGAATGTGACACTCGCCTATAACTCTGCCACGGGCACCGCATTCTCCGGGATGCCGGAGGGGGTGCAACGGCTTTCACTTGCTCACCGCGGGAATGAGTACCGGATTGTGTCAGCTGACGGCACGACGGCGACGGTGGCGCGCCTGGTTAATGGTGCCGTTGATGAGTCATGGCCGGGATTCACCGCCCGGACGATGATCGACTATGAGGCCACTGGTCTTAACGACACGCTGAGCTGGCTGGGGCCTTTCCTCGTATGCCCTGAGAATGAAGTGGTGGATGCATTCGAGGTGAATTTCTCCTTCCCGAACGGCATCTGTGGCTTTGACAGTAAGGGCAAAAAACGGATCCGCCACGTTGAGTGGGAGATTCAGTATCGCGTCTACGGTTCCGGTTCGGGGTGGGTGAGTCATCAGGGCGAGTATGCGCTGAAAAACGTCAACGGGTTAGGTTTCACTGAGCGGATCACCCTCAGCTCACCAGGGCTGGTAGAGGTTCGCTGCCGTCGGCGCAATGAGCAGGGCTCAAACAACGCGCGAGACAGTATGTACTGGCAGGCGCTGCGCGGGCGACTGCTGACGCGCCCTTCATCTTATCCCGGCGTGTCGCTGATGGCGGTGACCGTTGAGACGGGCGGGAAGCTGGCGGCGCAGTCGGACCGCCGCGTAAACGTTGTGGCCACGCGGGCCTACGACTCAGGAACGGCCAGAACCATTTCGGGAGCGCTGCTGCATGTCGCGAACTCTCTTGGGCTGGAAATGGATGTCGACACCATCAACGCGCTGGAATCCGCGTACTGGACGCCACGGGGCGAAAATTTCGATTTCGCCACGGGCGACAGTATCTCAGCGCTGGAAATGCTGCAGAAGATAGCCAATGCCGGGAAGTCCCGCTTCCTGTTGAGCGATGGCCTGGCGACGGTAAACAGGGAAGGGATTAAGCCCTGGACTGGCGTGATCACTCCGCATGAGATGGTGGAGGAGCTGCAGAGCGGATTTACCGTACCGTCCGACGATGATTTTGATGGCGTCGACGTGACGTACATCAACGGCGTCACCTGGGCAGAGGAGACCGTTAAATGCCGGACGTCGGACAATCCAACGCCAGTGAAAATCGAAAACTACAAACTCGATGGGGTACTGAATCAGGATCACGCCTACCAGATCGGCATGCGTCGCCTGATGAAATACCTGCAGCAGCGGGTGACGTTCCAGACCACTACCGAGCTGGACGCGCTGTGCTACAACCTGGGCGATCGCATTGTGCTCACGGATGATATTCCGGGTAACAACACGATTTCCTGTCTGGTGGAGGCGATGACAACGGCTGGTGGCGTGACAACGTTCACCGTTACGGAGCCGCTGGACTGGTCTTTCGAAAATCCCCGCGCGCTGATCCGCTATCAGGATGGTTCTGCATCCGGGCTGATGGTGGCGAGCAGGGTAGGCGATTTTCAGCTGTCAGTCCCGCACCTGAGCGAGTTTGATGACCCGATGAAGGTTGACCTGTCGTCGGCAACCATCGAGCCGATCCGCCTGGTGTTCTGCGGCTCAACGCGCCACGTCTACGACGCCATTGTAGAGGAGATCGCTCCGCAGTCAGACGGAACCTGTCAGGTCACCGCTAAAGAATACCTCGAATCGTTCTACCAGTACGACGACGCCACATACCCCGGCGACGCTGCTTAATACCAAAAAAATCCCTTTCAACTTTTCTTTCGCTCAAACCCTCGTTTGGGCGAACGCCTTTTTTGGAGCAAAAAACATGGCCGAACTTAACCC